GAACCGCTTCGGCCTCCTTCGCCGAAGCCTTGTCCTCGGCCCGCGCAGCCGATGCCGCCGATCGGGTGGCATCCGCCCGCGCCTTGATGATCGCCGCGATCTGATCGCTGTAGCTGGCTTCCGCGTTGAGCCCCGCCTCAAAGCTCGACAGCAGTTCCCGCGCTTCAGGATCCCCGGATGCCAGAGCGTCGGCGAGCTCGGCGCGCTTCTGGGCGATCTTCCCGGCAACCTCGGCGGCGGATTCGGAACCGCCACCCTGAAGCGCCGCCAGCTGCGCCGCCTTGCCGATGTTCGACAGGTTCAGCGACGATACCGTGCCCGCCAGCGTGGCCGCAGCCGCATTCGCATCCCGGAAGGGCTTGCCGAGATCGACGCCCGCGAGGGCTTTGGTAACCTCTTCGATCGCCTTCGTGTTGCCCTGAAGCCTCAGGGCGTGGATCACCGCTTCCGCCGCCGCCTGCGCAGTGGCATGCAGTTCGGGTGGGATGTTGCCGGATTCGTCCTTCGCCTGCATCAACACCTGGTTCAGCTGGCGCGCGCCTTCGATAACCCCGTCGATATTCGTCCTGTCCCCCATAAGGCGGACAGCATTTGCCGCCCTTATGGCTTCGTCGGCACTGAGGCCATAGGTCTCCTTCAGGTTGCGGACAACGCTGGCGGAGATGCCGAGTTGGGCGTTCTGTTCCGCGATCGAAGTCGGAATGCGCAGCAGGGACTTTTCATAGATCTCGACCTGATCAATCAGGCCGGACATCTTTTCCTGAATTAGCGCTGAGCTGCTCGCAAGCTTGTCGAGCCCCTCGATCCGGGCGAGTTCGAGGAGCGCCAGGTTCATTTCGCGCGCGGCCGTCGCGCCATCGCCGAATTCGCCGCGCAGATCCCAGATGCTGCGCTTCGCCTCAGAAATGGCAGCAGAAAGAGATCTGGAAGCCTTCTCCAGATCACCCATGCTGTCATCGAGCGTCTTGGCTTTTTCGTCCGCCGCGGTGAAATACTGCACCGCAGCCGCACCAAGGCCAATCACCGCCATCGTGACCAGATTGGTGGGACTGACCATGCCGACAAGAGAAGAGCGGATCGCCGTTCCCAGAGAGAGACCGGAGGCGCGCATCCCGTCGAAGACCTGGTTAACCTGCGTCCCCTGCTGCATCATCAGCATGAACGGGTTCTGCCCGGCCGCCATCATCATGGCGATGTCGTTGAACTGGAAGGTCAGGTTCGCCGTGTGAGCGGCCGCAGCACGGGAGGATGCCCCTGCAAGTTCCGTGGCCGCAGCCACCTGCCGCAGGGGCACCACCACATTATCCACCGGCGCTGTGCCGATGCCGGTCAGCGCGGCTGTCGTCCCCTTTGCCTCGGTCGAGACCGTGCGCATCTCGGCGATGGCCTGTTTGCCATCGGCCTTCAGAAGCAAGGAAAGAGGAACGATCTGGTTCATGTCCGGTTCAGGTGCTCAAGGGCGCCGATCTCGATTTCGCGGATCTGGGCGAACAGCTTGGGGGTGATCTCGATGCCCGCCATGTCGAGGCCGGCGCGCATCGCGGTGTAGTCGAGGCCCTGTGTCAGGATGCCGCCAAGCCCGACGCCGGTGACACGCCATTGCGTCGAGACGGCAAAGAAGGCGGTCAGGGCGGGCCAGTGCCGGGCCCATAGCCCCGTCGTCCGGGCAGGCAGCATCACACCGAAAAAGGCGGCATCCTCGGTCAGGGCATACCGGGTGGGGCGGGACAGACTGCCGTTTGCCCAGGCCCGCCCCGCCCATCTCAGTTTCCCGAGGCGGCTTTCGTGACGGCCAGCACGTAGGACCGGATCAGCGCGACCCGGATGTAGGGCCTGCGCAGAAGCTGGGCGCGGATTTCGGGGGTGCAGGCGATGGGTCGCTTCTGGTCGTCGCCCAGCCCCTCGAAGTTGATTACGGCCTCGTCCAGGAAGGCCTTGACCGCAGCCTGATCGTTCCAGTCCAGATCATCGGTATCGACGACGCGGAACCGCGCGGTGATCCGCTGGGTCTCGGCCTCGCCGGGCACGGCGACCGGCACGGTTTCGGTGAATTCGGGGTTTTCGATAACGGTGAACATGGAAATTCCTCAGCGGAAGGTGATGGTGAGCTGGTCGTTGCCGGAAATCGGCTGCGGGACGCCCTGGATCGTCCAGTCGACGATGCCCTGCGTCTGATCGATCGTGGACGGGCGCTGGATCTGAAGCGCATCGATCCCGACATCGACAATGTTTCCGGCCTCGATACCGTTGGTCAGCCGCAGCACCTGCGTCGTGCCGGCCTTGGCGAGGTCGTAGGGGTTCCATGTCGCGAGCGGCACCGCCTCGATCTTGGTCTGGACCGACTCGGTGATGGCGCTGATGATCACGCTGTCGGAACCGATCCAGTTCCGCAGCTCGACCGTGTTCCCGAAATCCAGGGTGAAGGAGTTCATCACCATCTGGACACCACCGATCGTGAACAGCGGCGTGTTTTCCGTGGTGGAGACCACGGGGACCAAGGTGAGCTGGCTGCCATAGGTCGCCGTGGGCGGCGTCTGATCCTCGGGCATGGTGAACAGGCCGGTGATCTCGCATTCGAGATAGGCGATGCCCTGGGCGTTGACCGTCAGCTTGGCGGTGCCGCGCGCGCCCAGCATCTTGTAGAGAATGCCGCCGATGTTGATGTAAACGGTGGCCGAACCATGATCCGCCCCCCGACCGAGCCGGGTATAGATCACTTCACCGCCAGAAACGCTTTCGACGAAGGCACAGGCGTTGAAGATCGGTGCGATGGCCGGAGCAGTCCCGGCCGTGCCGGAACCCTTCATCTCGACCTTGAAGGTGATCTTCGAATGCAGTCCTGCCGCGACAGTCGGCTGGGCGCCCATGTAGGTCCGTTCCAGTTCTCGGCTGACGTCCTGCCCCTCCATCGGGGACAGCTTGACGTCGCTCGCAAGGATCGCGTCGGCCGCTTCGGTCGGGTTGGGGTCGGCCCCGTAATCCGTCTCGGATTTGATGAGCAGGAGCTTTTCAGCCCAATACATTGCCATTTCATGCCTCCTTCAAGGGCGGTTCAGCGCGCAAGCCGCATCTGATTGAGCTGCGAAAATTCGATCTGGTAGACGGCGGCGCCATCGGCGAGCGAGACGAGGAAGGCACGACGCAGCGCCATCTGCCCGACCGCGCCTTCGAGCCTCCGGCCGACGAGCGCTTCGATCACGGCCCAGATCAGGGGATGCAGGGCATCGCCAGACCGGCTCGCGGCCGGGCTGTCATTCGTCCGCACCACCAGAACCACGGCGATCACGTCGCGATAGGCCTGCACGAAAGCGCCGCTGGCGCTGGCGACTTCGCCGCCCTCGATGTCGCCGAGGATGACGAAGGCGGCGGGCGTTGCCTGCGGCAGGGCGTTCTGCTGACGCAGGCGGGCCAGTTGCAGCGCACCATTGATGCGGCCCGACAGATCGGGGACCGCATCCGCCAGCCGTTCGATCACCGCATCGACAAGCATCAGATGTAGCCTTTCAGGTTGTCGGCGGTGAGCGGCCGCTCGCGATCGGTGATCCGGGCGCCGCTGCCGCCGGTCCCAGCGGGTTCGACACCGGCGACGGACAGGGTGATGGCGCCGGTGGAAATGTCCCGCAGCGCGCGCAGCGCATCCTTGTAGTCCGCCTCGATCTTTGGATCGGGGGCATACCGATGCAGCTTCCAGATCGCGATGACCTGAGCGATATCGACCAGAAGCCCCGGAGTGTCCGTGAGCGGCAGGCGGTAGCGGCCGAGATAGCCGTTGATCATCTCGTCGGTGTCGACGAGCGCACGATCGATGACGTCGGCGTCGATTGCCCCGGTCGCCGTGGCGCCGCGATCGGTGACCTGGACAAGCAGATCCTCGCCATAGCGGTCGGTCAGGTGCTGGAGCGTGGCGTAGGTCATCGGCCGGCCGTCAGGGTCGGAATCGCCGAAACCGAGATCGTGAGAAGCGGATCTTCGGAGAGCGCGCGGGCCTCTTCCTCGGAGAGGTCGTCGAGGGGGATATCGACGGGATCGGACCCGAAGCGCCGACCGATCCGCCAGCGGCCCCGCTTCGGCCCGATCACGCGAATGGCCGGGGTCTCAACCAAGGAGTTGACCGCCTTTGCCAGCACTGACGCCGCATCATCGTCCATCACGAGGCCACCACCGGATGCGGCAGTGGCGTCGGTGAAAGGGATGTCCTGTTCCGCCCCGTCCGTCACGATGGCGGAAAGCGCGGTTTCGACGGTCGCGGCGTCAGGTGCCGCCGGAACCGCCTCGGCGGTCCCGGCTTGCCCCTCGGCGGGGGTCTTGAGCGCGGCCGCTTCCTGCGGCTTCTCGTTGACCTCGGAATTGGTATCGGACTTGCGGGCCATATCAGATCTCCTGTCGGCTTATCGTCGGGGGCGGATCACCGCCCCCTCGGGAAGCCGACCGATCAGAGCCAGTCGCAGACGAAGAGTTCGGCCGTGCCCTTCCAGACGTTGGTCGCGCCGGCGGCATTGCGCTCGGCGTTCAGCAGTTCCAGCGCGGCGCCTTCGAGCGAGCGCGGCACGACCAGCAGATTCGGGTTGATCCCGAGCGGCGAGCCGTGGTCACCCTTCATGCCGCCGATCGCGCCGCGCGCCGCCTTATAGTGCTCGGCATCAAGCGTCTGCTTCGAACCCCATGCCATCTGCCACATGCCGTAGCCGACGTTGCGGCGGGCATCGACGCCGTAGACGAACTGCTTTTTCGAGAAGACGTTGTCGTCGGTCGGGGCATCCTTGGAGACGAACTGCGGGTCCTTCCGGTTCTGGAACAGGATCGGCTTGATGATCTCGCGGGTGGCAAGCAGGAACCAGGGCGCGCCCGTGCCGCCGTCGGTGTTGGCCACCGTGGTCATTTTCCCATCCTCACCGATCACCGGATGATCGGTGTCGAAGAAGGACTGGCCGTCATAGCAATTGGTCGAGAAGCCCGCCTTCAGCGCACCGAACACCAGTTGGTTCGGGTTGCGTGCGGCCGCCCGGCCAAGCGTCTTGAAGCGGGTGCCATAGGTTCCGAGCGTGTCGTCCTCGATATGGTTGCGATCGACGGCAACGGTGAGTTCGAAATCCTTGTTCTTGATCGCGTAGTCGTGTTCGGCCAGACCGTGAACCACGCGCGCCCCGATCCATTCCCGCATGCCGGGCAGTTCGCCCAGCCAGCCGTATTTTTCCTCGCCGGCGGTCGAGGTGACGATCTCCGCGATCTTCAGGTAGTCTTCGCGGCCCGCCTCGGCGTCGAACGCCGCCTGGTAGGTCGCCTTGAAGCCGACGCGGAGCGCGTCAAGAGCTTGCGAAGTGAGTTTCATGGATCAGGTCCTCAGGAAAGGGCGGCTTTGGTGAGCGCGGCGTCGAGGCGCACCCAGACGCCATCGGCATCCACCAGTTCGACGACGCCGGCGGGCGAACGGGTGTTGGTGCCGCTGGTCTTGGCGACCGTCTGGTCATCGACGGCGTAGCAGGCGGCACCGATATCGGCGTCGGTGATCGCGTCGGCGGCGGCCGAGTTGTCGAACCGGAAGACGCCCGGCGCGAAATCGAGCTCGGCATCGCCCGCGGCGCCGCCGGCGTTGCTGACGTAGAATTCAGCCCGTCCGGCGCCGACGAGGCCGGTGGCCGTCGCGCCTTTGACAAGGAAGCCAGCGGCGTTGCGCATCACCAGGGCGCCTGCGTAGATCACCTGGGCGGCGGCGAGCTTGCCCCGCCGGGTCGCGGGCGCCGGATCGTAGAGCTGCGGGGTGTTGCGGTTCGCGGTCAGAGCGGCCATCAGAGCGCCTCCTCGGCTTCCGCCTTCAGCATGGCGGCATAGGTTTCACGGGAGAGACCGAGCGCGCGGGCCGCCTCGATCTGTTCGGACTGGAGCGCGATCTCGCCGCCCTCGGTCTTGACGGTGGTGGTGACCACCGGCGAGCCGCCATTCAGAACCGGCATCGCGCCGATCTCCTTCTCCACGCGGGGCGCGTCCTGCATGTGCATGGAGATGTAGTGGTCGCGCAGCGGCTTGATGCCGACGCGGCCGCGCTTGATCTCACCGTCGACGAAGGCCTCGGCCGCGCTGCGGGCGGTGCTCTGGCGGATCTCGTTGAGCTGCAGGGTCACAGAAGAAAGCTCGGATTGCAGCGCGACGATCTTGGCGCCATCGGTGCCGATCGCCACGGTGCGCGCAGCGGCAAGGATCGCCTCGGGCGCGGCATCCTTGGCCACACCGAGCGCGACACCGATCTCGGTCAGCTGCGATTGCAGCGCGGTCTGCGGTTGGGTGAGCTTTCCGATCGCGCCGAGGACGGTATCCTCGGGCGCGTCTTCGGCCAGGCCAAGAGCCTTGGCCACAGCGGCAAGGGACATGTCAGTCTCCATGTGGAGCGCGGTCAGGCCGCGCAGGTTGGGTTTGTTGGTGAGGGAAGCCCGCGCGATCCCGAGGATCCGCTTCTGGCCGTCGTGGATGACCGCGGGCGAAATGCCGAGATAGGCGCGATCCGCCATCAGGGCACGGCCGGATTCGGTCCAGTCCATGCGGCCCCAGATCCCGTCCGCCCGCGCCTGAAGCTCGACGATGTAACCGCGCGCGGGCGATTGTTCACCGCGCGGGGCGGCGAGATCGATGGCATGGTTTTCGTCGACGGGCAGTTTGCCGCCCGGCGTCAGAGATGCGGCCACGGCCTGCGGGTCGATGACGCGGTAAGGACCACGACCGTCCTGCGTCACGATCTCGGCGCCCGCCGGGATCAGATGGATCCAGTCGGGGGCTTCGGCCTGGTGCGGCAGAGGCTGGGCCTGCATAAGGGCGATATGGGGTGCGGTGCTCATGCCGCAGACCATCGCCAATCTGAAGAAATAATAACAACCACAACGGCTTGCGGAGACGCAAGCCGGGGTCGACAGATGCATTGTTGCGCCCGATCAGGGGCGCGGGTCAACCCCGGTCAGGGGGATTTCGCAGCACTTTCCAGCCACTCCGCGACGATCTCGATGATGTTGGTGCGATCCTGCTCCGAGATGCCAAGGAATGGCCGGGCGGGAATGTTGCCCCAGGGGATGTGGTGGAAATGCGTGCGGCCGAGCCTGTCCTTTCCCATCCAGGCACCGAACGCCCCTTGGGCCGCGCCAAAGTGCATGACGGCCGACTGAATCGCCGAAGACGTGATTTCGACCTGATCCGTTGCCGCGGAATAGGCGATCTGCTCGCGCATTGTGCCGGTGAGCCAGAGGGGCTTCGGACCATGCTTCGCCTTGCGTTTCTCATAGGCGCGCAGCGTGGTTGCCGACCGTGGCGCGAAGGGCGAACCGTCCGGGCTGTTCCCTTCCCGCATCCTGTCCTTGGTCGAGATCACCAGCGCCTCGCCGATGTCCCGCATGGGCTGCGTCATGTCGGTGAGCGCCGCCTCAAGCTGGCGGAAGGCCTGGGCGATCTGGGCGTCGTTGATTTCAACGGTGATCATCGCTATCTTTCCCATGGCAGGCGTGACACGGTAATATTCTCGCGGCCGTAGCACGGTCTTCGGATCGGAGCGTCATGCAGGGTTTCCGGGAAACCGGGTGCGGGGCCCCGCCGCCTGCCATCATTCCCCCTTGCGCAGCAGGCGACGGATCGTCCGGTCCCGTGTCGCCTCGTCCGCGCTCAGGCGCCGCAGGCTGGTGACAAACAGGCCAAGCCCGGTTTTCGTGGCCTTCACGACCAGGACATAGCCATTCGCGCCGGTTTCATCGATCACGTAGATCATGGATTGCGGGCCGTCTTGGACACGGTGGGTTGCGGCGGAAACGACGCGCTGTGCCTCGGCATAGTCGAAGGCCGTAAGCTCCGGGTGCTCGCGCAGCTGCTTCGCCATCGTGTCGGCCGACAGCGAGGCAACGGGCGTTTTGGCGCCGATCGCCTGGGCGTCAGACTCCGGCACCCGCACGAGCGGGAAATGATCCACCGGATCGCGCATCCACCGCTCGAAGGCATCAGACCGGAGCCAACTCTGGATCAAGTCGATCGAGGGCCTTTCCGGCAGTTGGCCGAGTTTCGGCGTCAGGGCCTGAACCGTTTCGGATACCGTCGAACCGGGGGCATAGTCCCAGCCTTTGGTCAGGCCCGGCGGCAGACCCGTGCGGGGATCGCGCGCATTCCAGCCGTCCGGAAGCTGTTTGCCCGGGATGCCTCCCACCCGGCGGATGCCGGCATCGGTCCGGGCCCCGTAGACCTCGCAGCCGCAGCCCCAGCCGTTCGGCGGGTAGTTCGTCGCCCAGAACGGGTGATCCGGGGACAGGGCGATGCCGTCCCAGGCAAGATGCTGAAGGCGTGGATGTTCAGCGCCGGAATGGCGGTAGACCCACCAGCGATAGCCCCCCGCGATCAGCTGGGCGCGCCGGCCGGCCGCGTAGCTCGTCCGCAGGTTGGTCTTGTAGATCACCCGGGTGCGCCAGGCCTCGCCTGCCTCGGTGCCTTCGCCGGTCCAGCCATGCCAGCCATGTTTCGCGACGATCGACCGGAAGTCCCGGCGGAACTCTTCCAGCGTCGTGCCCTGTGAAATGGCCTTGTCCACCGCCGTTCCGAGGTCAGCCAGCAGATCCGCCTTCATCGCGCCCGCGACCATGAAACCACGATCATGGGCATTATGCCGAATGTCATCCCATGCCTGCGTCGGGATCAGGTTGCCAAGCCTGAGCCGAAACGCCGCCTGCTGCTCTGCGAACGGCTTGCGAAAGGTGGCGGCGACCGGATCAGCCATTCCTGCCGTCCTCGTCCACCACGTTCGACCGGCCCGCGAGATCGGCGGTCAGCAGAGCCTCGCCCAGGATGGTGCCGAGCATGGCGCTGTCGATCGACGGGAACGCTGCGAGCAGCATCTCGCGGAACTCTTCCAGCGATCCCGCCGCCTCCAGCATCACCTCGATCTGACCGATCATGTCCGCGACCGCCGGTCCGGCTTCGGTCTCGGTCCGGGTCAGCAAAATGTCGGCTGGCGCGGGAGGCGCGGAGAGCGCCGTAGAGGCCCCTTCCGCGTTGAGGGCCACCTGCACACCCGGAAGGCCCGACCCCCGTTTAATTTCGCCGGGATTGTGTTTAATTTTCAAAGTCTGGTTAACGGGGTCGGTTCCGGGTTCGTTCTCGGGCGCCGGAGGCTCCGTCCGGGCGGCGGCGGGGGCGCCCAGGACCTCGGCTCCCTCAGCGGGATCGGCGAAGCCAAGGCGATCGCGGACCTCGGAAATCTCCACCTTCAGCCCGAGCGGCACCAGCTTCGCGAGCGCATCCGACATGCCAGCGATATCTTCGACCCTGGGCCGAGCGATGACAAGGCGAGGATACCGCTTCCGGGGACCGTATTCCAGCTGCACCCAAGGGCGGATCAGATCGCGGTTCAGGATCGCCGACAGCGCACGGGCATCGGCCGTCTCGATATCCTCCTGGACCTGCCGGTGCTCCTGGCCGACGGCATGGCCGCCCGCGATGGCATCGGTCGTGGCGGTCTGGCCGAGGACCGCCTTCGAGATCTGCTGGTCAAGCCAGTCCGCGCGTTCCTTGTAGAGCGCGGCGCCGGTGCCGACGTTCTTCGATTCCACGAAATCGATCATCATCGAATCGGGGATCGTCGCCGCACAGTCGCCCGCGATGTTCGCGACGGCACGGAACAGGGTGGCCTTGTCCTCCTCGGTCGCGCCCTGGTGCCATTTGCCGACGCGCAACGGCTGACCGTAAGTTTGCGTGAAGATCGCCCAGTCCCGCTGGGTGAAGGCCTTGAACATCCAGTTCCAGGATGCGAGCCGCGCGAGACCCGAGCGCAGGGGCAGGCCCGACTTGGCGGAGATGTTCGCGAAGACGAAATGGAAAGGCTCCAGCGGAACATCGTTGCCATTCTCGTCGATCAGCAGCGGGGTGGCGAGGTCGCGGCGGTTGAACCGGAAGTGCCGGGGATCGCGCCACCGCAGCTCGCGTGGCTGCCATTGCCCCTCGGAGCTGTCCCAAAGGATCTCGGTGAAACTGATGCCCTTGCCGATCGCGTCGAGGATATGAAAGAGGTCGTCCGTCAGCTCGTCGCGTTTCAGCCAGTCGCGCACCATGTCGGCGATCTTGACGTCTTCGGGATCGTCGCTGCCGGCCTCGGCCGTCACCTCGATCTGGCTGACCGAGCGTTTCCGGGTGGAGATCACGCCCAGATAATGTGGATCGCGCTCCTCGACCGTCTCCGCCAGCTCGAAATACTGGATCGCATCGCCCTGGTCGGCCGAGCGCAGGATCGAGGCGAGGCGCATCGGATTGAGCCCGTCGCCCGGGTAACCCGAAAGCGGCGATCGGACGCCGCCAAGCGTCGGCGCCGCGATTTCCCGGGTGAGGGCCTGACGGCGGACGGGGTTGCCCCAACGATCGAGCAACTGCGGGGTCTGGGCCATCTGGCACTCCTATACATATGCGCCGGCATCGAGCCGGTCGATCAACTGATGGACCTCCTCGGCGCGGCCGGCATCGACGAGTTGATACGGGGCGAGGCTCCAGAGGTCTGGATTCGGGCGGTAGATCCAGAGGTCAAGCTGGGCCTCGGTGAAATGGGCAGCGAGGCGCTGGCGGATCGGACGTCGATCAGGTGTCATTTCCAGAACCCACCTGCGTAGAGAAGGAGCGCCGTGATTGCCGCGTTCGTCACAACACTTGAGCTGCTCCATGGCGCCCGTGGTCGCCCATCGAGCGCGAAGCCCGCGACCACATTCATGCACAGGATCAGCGCGACGGTAATCTGAGGCCAGCCCATCATACGCTCCCCCGCAGGTTCGCGCCGAGCGGGCCGTCCCACCATTCCCGCTGCGGAAAATCGTCATCGTGCCTGGGCGTGTCCGACATCCGGCTGCTGTTGCCCCGATCCCTTCCGGCGGCCGAGCGATAGCCGTATTCGACCCACCGCATCCGCGAAGCGAAATGCGCCAGCGCCAGCGCGATGGCATAGTCGCCGTGACGTCGCTTGCCCTTTTCGCCGGTGCGGGCATCAGGCACCCGCGCAATGCCCCGCACCACCTTCACCGCCCGCAGGTCGGTCAGGTGATCGGCATCGGCGATGATCGAGATCATGTCGTCTTCGAACGCCGTCTTCAGCGGCGGCATGTGCAGCCGGTACCACTCCTCGGAGAACTTCACGGCCATCACGGCGCCGGCGCCCTCTGGGTCTTCGCGCAGCCCGAACCGCCGGCCCATGTCCTCGGCCACGGTCCAGCCCATGCCCGTCGCGTCGAAGGCAGCGCCGATCAGGCTGTGCTTGACGTGTTCCAGCACCGAACCGACGATCAGCTTCTGCTCATCGCCTGGAACATTGCGCATTTCGACAGACAGGACTTCACGCCGCTTTAACCGCTGTTCAATGGCCAGTAACGACAGGGTCGAGAGGTCGGATACCCGGCCGAAGTCGAAGCCCAGGGCGTACTGCAGCGAAAGATCGAGCGGCGCGACCGCGTCGGCAAGGTCCTTGATGAACGGCGTGATCAGCGCGATCTGCTCGATCTTGTGCCGGTGCAGGAAATCGCCGGGCAGTTCGAGGCGCAGCACCGGGGCATCGGCCGTCATCCGCGCCTCGACCAGCGGGCCGGGCAGCCAGGAGCCCGACGAAGCCGAGGGAATGCAGAACAGTTCCTCGTCGGCGCCGTCGCCGTAGAACTGGATGATCTCCTCGCGCCAGACGGCCTCGCCCTCGGGCGTCCAGGGCTCGCCCTTGACCAGACAGATCCGCTCGTAGAGGCCCTGCTTCAGCGCCTCGTCGAAATCGATCCGCATGTGCTTGTGCGGTGCGCGGCCCGCAAGGATGTCCTGAATTGCCTGATTGAAGGCATTGTCCACCCCGTCATGCGTCGAGCAGACGACGACCTGACCGCCCCACATCAGGAACGCGAGCGCGGCCTTCAGCAGTTCGGCGAGGTTGTCGACGAAGGCGGCCTCGTCGATGATGACGCACCCCTGCTTGCCGCGCAGGCCGCGCGGCGCCGAACTGAGGGCGAGGATCTCGAAGCCCGAGGCGAAGCGGATCCGGAATGCCTGGATCGCCTTGTCGCCCAGATCGTCGCCCTGGTCGAAGAGCAGCTCCTCGACCTCCGCCGCCGCGGAATTGAACGCCTTCGCCCACATGCCGCAGGCGTCGATAAACTCGCGGGTCATTTCGCGGGAGTAGGAGATGTACATCACATCCATCCCGCCCGCCTTCTTTTCCCGCCCGGCGCGCAGGGCGGCATAGGCCGCAAGCCCCCAGGTCAGGCCGATCCGGCGGCTCTTCTCCACGAACAGTACACGGCAATCGGCAACCGAGTTCAGGAGGCGAACCGTCGCGGCCTGATAGGGCAACAGCACCTTGGGCAAGCCGACCTTATCCAGGACGGCAGGCATGGCATCCATCGCCTCGCGGCGCTGGCGTTCCCATTCTTTGGTGCTGATCGGGGCGGTCATACCGCCACCCACTCACCGGATTTCAACCAGCCGTGCCAGAGGCATCCCCCGACAAACTGAACGCTGGGGTTGGCCGTAAGACAGTCAATGTCGCCGGAAATATCCCATTCATGCGAATGGCCGCAGCCCCGGGCCGGCAGGTAACCTTCGCGACCGCAACCGCAGGGACAGATGAAGGTAATGCCCCGGATGGCGCCATCGACAACGCGCACATCATACGCGCCGGCGGTTCTCGTCGAGCCACGCAGTTCGGCGATATCGTGAACACGGACAGCCTTCACCATTTCACTTCACCTTGCCGAGCAGGTCCGGGCGATAGCCCGTCCAACAATGGTCGCCCGCCTGGACAACCGGCAGCTGGCGATGGCCCTCCTGCACGAGGCGGCATTCCGTGTCCGGGTCCTTGTCCAGATCGACATAGTTGACCGTCAGGCCGAGTTGCGCGGCCTTGTCGGTGGTGGCCTTGCACTGCACGCAACTCGCGCGCCCATAAACCGTGATGTCCGTCATGCTTTCACCTGTTGCTTGCGGCTGCGGCGTTCGCGGGCGCGGCGCAGCTGGCGGGTCTCGCGCGCGACCTCGGCCTCACGCTTCCCGGCCGCCCATTGCGGGGCGTAACGCCTGTCCATGCCCGGCGGGGTGTAGCCGGGCATCATGGCGATGTCGGGGGAATGGAGGATCCGGAAGGCATCACGGAACATGCCGAAGAAACCAGGCATCAGGCCATCCCCATCGCGGCCTTGTAGAGGTCGAGGACCGCCTCTTCCTCGGCGAGGTCGTCCTTGTCGCGCTTGCGGATGGCGATGATCTTGCGCATCACCGTCGTGTCGTAACCGCGCCCCTTGGCCTCGGCCATCACCTCCTTCTGCTGTTCGGCGATGTCCTTCTTCTCGGCTTCAAGCTGCTCGAACTGCTCGATGAACTGGCGCAGCTCGTCCGCTGCGATGTTGTAGGCGGCGTCGTTCGCCATTCAGACCCCCAGAATTTCGGATTGGATGGCCGCGACCGTCTCGGCCGAAAGCCCCTTGGTGCGCGCGACCGTGGTGACCGCGTCCTTGACCTTGGTCTCGAACTCCGCCTCGGCCTTGCGGCGGCGGTCGGACGAAACGCTCTGCGCATGCAGCGCATCGCGGAACGCCGAGGCCAGCATCTTCACGTCCTTCGCCTTGGCGAGGTCGATATCGCCCTGCGAGGCGTTGAGCATGTGCAGCACGAGCGCCTTGATGGTCTCGGCCGTGGTGACGGTCAGGTCGTCCGACTTCTTCGGGTCGAACTTGTCGGCCATCGCCGAGACGATCTCGCGGGTCTCGTCGAGCATCCGGCTCATGCGGGCGAGCCGCACGGCATGCCGGTTGAAGGATCGGAGGCCCGGGATCTCGAATTCGATCTCGCCCCGGAACTCTGCTATCCGCCCCTCAAGCCGACCGACGAATTCCTGATAGATGTCGAGCTGCGTCCGGTCCCGGTTGCCGAGTTCGTCGGCCGCCCAGGCAACGATGTCATCGACCTCGCGCGGCAGCAGGTCGATCGAGGAGAGGCGCCCGCGTCCTTTCGGCTGGCCGGTCATGTCAGACCCCCGGCCGCGACGGGCGTTTCACACCCTCGATCACGATCTCCCGCCGAAGGTGCCGGTGGCCCTTTTCGGTCAGGGTGGCGATGATGACGGTGCCGGGGCGGCGGATGGTGATCGCGCCGCGGTCGGCCAGCCAGTTCATCTCGTCATGAACCCATTCGCGGTCCTTGCGGATGCCGCCATAGGTCGCGATCGCCTCCTGAAGGTAACCGGAATGCAGCGTCTCGTCGGGCTGCATCTCGGCGAGCGCCTTCAGGATGATGAGCCGGGCGTCCTCGCGGATCCGGCGATCCATATCACCAAGGTCGATCATTTCGCCCGTCCCTGTTCGATCGCGGCTTCCTGCAAGCGGATAGCGATGGCCTCCACCGGCTTGAGCCGCTCGATCATCACCTCAAGCGCGCCCTGCAATTTCGTCATGCGCAGATCCAGATCGTGGAAATCCTTCTGTGTGGGGCCTTCCTTGCGGGCCATTTCCAGCAATGCGAGCCGGTCGCCATGGCCTTGGATGAGGGCCGCATGCTCGTCGAGCCGACGGGCGTTCGCCTTGGTGCCGCTGCTGACGAGGTTCCAGACCGCAAGGCCAAACGTCAGCAGCTGCGTCAGCGCGATCACCCACGCCACCAAGGGGCTGATGTTCAGGGTCTCGCCGCCCATTACCCAAGCACTTCCTTGAGCTTCGCCGAGGCGATGTTGATGAGCACCTGCGACGCCGGATTGAGCGCGGCGATCGCATCCGGAACGCTGGCGGTGGCATGCTGGATCGCCGCATCGATAGCGGCCGGGCCGGTCAGGCCCCGGGCCACGGCGGAGCGGATCCCCGACATGATGGCGGAATGCAGCGCTTCACGATGCTTCGCCTCGATCTCGATGCCCCACTTTTCCTTGGCGAAGGTGCTGACGCGCGCGAGCCACGCCATGAGGAAGAGACCGGCGATCTCCAGAAGCGAGGGCAGAACAGCCGAGACAAACCCGGCGATGGCGGAATTCATGATGACCTCAGATTTAGGATTTGACGATGGGCGCGGCGTAGCTGGCGACGATCCAGCCATGCTGTCCGCCATAGAGAACCTGATGCCATTCGCGCCCGTCGAAGATGCCGGTACGCAGGACCGGGACGATGGCGGCGTCGGGGATGGCGGCGATGACGTTGGGATTGAAGCTCGGCCAGCGTCGCAGGTTCAGGGTGTCCCCGTTGGTCTCGATCTGGACTTCCAGACCCTGCACCGGGGCTGGGGCGGACTGCGCCTCGGCCGCAAGTTCGGCCGGATCGTCATGACCGAGAACGGCGGCGCGCACCTGATCGAGCGGAAACAGCGGATTGGTATCGACCTTGCGGCCGGGGCTGACATACCAGTGCGTGGTGATGTCCTTCAGCGTCGGGACATCGGCGAACAGGCATTGCAGCAATTCGGTCACCGCTGCGATCTGTTCCGGCGTGTAGGCCATCCACGCGCCCTTGCCGTGCTGCGGGGTTTCGGCATCGCGCACATCGAAGGTGGCAGCGTCGAAGGTCTGGCCCCACCATGCCTGGGCGATCCGGGCGCCGGACCAGCTCATCTTGCCGGGGTTCACGATCTCGATGCCGATGGCGAAATCATTGCAGCCGGATCGGCCGTTAAAGGTGGACACCCCGGCATGGTTCGCGCGACGGTTCAGCGGAACTAGTTGGGTGATCGTCCCGTCGCGCTCGATCACGAAGTGAACGCTGACCTGACCGGAATTCTTGGATGCCAGATAGGTGGCCGAGTTGCCCTTGTCGAGCCGTCCCGCGGTGTCATGGAGAATGACGATCGTCGGAGTGATGACGGCCCCCACATAGGCGGCGGCGAGGTAGCTCAGGCCCTCGACCTTGTGGCTTTTGACGCGCATGGATGCCCCTTGGCGGGGCACGGAAAGGCCCCATTACAGGGCAAGATTCGCGCGGATAAAGGGGTGAAATACATCCACAACGGCTTGCGGAGACACCGAACGCCGTGGGTCTGCTGTGCGCATGTGACCCCAAATGCGGTCGTTAGGCAAGGGCCTCGTCGGTCTTGGCAAGAGTGACGGCAGTGCCGGACGCGACCAGGAACAGCATGCTTTTTCCGCCACCTGAGATTTCGCTGTAGTCCAGATCGACACCGACAACGGCATCCGCACCAATGTTGACAGCCTCAATGCGAAGTTCTTGCAAGGCCATCTTCCTGGCATCACGCAACCCCGATTGCACAGTTTGGCTGCGGCCGCCAAAGGTGTCACGCCATGCCGCGGCGATGTCCCGGAAGATGTGCATCCCGATCACGGCCTCGGCGGTGATAATGTCGAGGCGCTTTTCGATCCGAAGATCCGGGGTGGTTTCGGTTGTCAGTATGATCCGGGCGAGCGCTTCCTGTCGGGCAGCTTCTGCCGCTGCTGCCTGTCTCGCGCTGTCGGCGCGGTCGGAGGCAAGTGCCATCTGACATTCGTCGCAGAGGCCATGGTTCAGGTCCAGCCGAAAGGCTCTGGCACCGCAACGTGAACATTTTGCCATGTCATCAATCCTTTACCGCGTGGCCCCACCAGACCACCTTGCCGATAACGTGAAGTTTTTCCTGTGCTCGTCCCTGGCGAGGATCTGGTGAGAAGTCAGGATTATCAGAAATGAGTAATGTCAAATCGTTTGACGGTCGTTCTACCCGCTTAACACGGGCCTCCCCATCATCGAGAAGAGCGTAAATCGGGGGTCTGCGCAGATCTTTGGCGTCCTTCGGCCTGATCTGCGGCGGAGGGCTCGCTGTGTCGATCAGGATTATGTCCCCATGCCATAGGGTGGGCTGCATACTATCCCCTTGAACTCGGGCGAGCCGGGCAGCGGAGGCCGCCAATCCCATCTTTTTAAGCCAATCCTTGCGGAAGGCTAACTGCTCTATAACCTGCTCTGTTTCGTTATGAAGCCCGTTTCCCGCAGCGAGCATCGCGTCATGAAGCGGGATCTGGGCGTAGTCTTCATTGTCGATTGAAACATTCTCAATCGGTCCAGTCTCGCGCCGAGGACCATAGTAAAATTCTAGGTCCAGAACTTCCGCCAATTTCATGAGGGCGGGCAGGTTGTATCGCTTTTCTCCGTCTCGCGGCATCCGAAGATTTTTGATGAGAGATGAATGCCCAACGGCCAGCTTGGAAGCTGCCGCGTCCGTTAGGCCCTTTCTCTTCAGGGCAGCATCTATCGTCTCAAGAATGGGGTCCATGCCGCAAGTTAGCCTGTAGAAGCTAAAACGGCAATACATAGCTTGTAGAGGCTTTACATATATAGCCTGTAGAAGCTATGATTAACGCATGGAACAGAGAATTGCCCTCACCACCCTCGCCGAGTCGCTCGCAGCCCATCAGGGCGTGACGCATTTTGCGATTTCGATGCGCGCCCTCGGGAAGGGCGACTTCTTCAAGAAACTGAAGGATGGCGGCGATTGTCGCACCGCTACGGCCGGCCGCGTTATGGCGTTCTTCGATCGCTGCTGGCCCGACGATCTCGAATGGCCGCGCGACATTCCCCGTCCCTCGAAATCAAAGAAGGAGGCCGCGTGATGCTGCCCCCTGATTTTTCCCGCCTCTCTCCCGAAGAACTGCGCACCTGGTCTGCCGTACTGCGCGGCGCGATCGCGGCTTTGCAGGCCGCGGGGGGGGGGGCGAGGTTGCGCTCCTGGCTGATGCCGAAGGCGTATCTGTGACCTTCACCATTTTCTTCAAGCCAACTGAAATCGAAAGGAATTCCCAATGAAGCGTCTTACGAAAGCAGAACTGGTCGAGCGCCTCGCCGAATCCAGCAATCTGACGAAAACCAAGGCCGAGCTGGTTTTGACCGCGCTGGCGATCATTGTCGGCGACGCCGTGCTCGTGGATGGTATGCGGGTCACGCTCCCCGATCTCGGCACCTTTGCGCTGAAGCACCGCGCCGCGCGCACCGGGCGCAATCCCGCCACGGGCGAGGCCATCCAGATCCCCGCCAGCACCACTATCAGCTTCAAGCCCGCGAAGCGCGGGGCCTGACTGCCATGGTCACGGTTCGAATTCTGAACGGTCGGCCGATCCCTCTGCGGATCTGCGATCTGATCGGGGCGCTTTCGGCCTTTTCCGTCATTTTCACTGGCCCCGCCCTGTTCCTTTGGATCTTCGAGGTGTCCCATGGCCTCTGACATCACGCCAGAGCAGACCCCGGTCGAGCTGGTCGCCGAGATCCGCAAGCTGCTGTCGGCGGCGGAAAGCCGCGTCATGCAGGCGGTCGAAGTTGATGCCCTTGCCGATCAGGCTTTGGCGGAGGGCCTTTCGAATGGGGCCTTGCGCAGGCAATCGGACAGCCTCTGGGACCAGATCCGCGACATCGACATCCTGATCGTCGATCGCCTGAGCTTCGCGGAGGCGCGCGGAATGCTGGCCGAATGGCAGGCGCATCTGGCGCCGGTCGGAGAGGCGGTGGCGGGATGATGCACAACCTGAACTCGCGGATCGGCCCCAGAGTCGCATGGCTCAACGGAGAAGGCCCCGAAGCCTACCAGATCGAGGGATGGCCCGGTGACACTCCGACCTTCCGGACCCGGGGCGAGGCCGAGCGTTGGCTTCGCGATCATTTCGACGAGTTGCCGAAATCGCATCGCCCCGGCGAACGCCAGTGCCTCTGCTGTGGTGCGACCTTCACCAGTGAGGGGTTCCACAACCGCCTCTGCGCGTATTGCCGGCAGTCAGCAAACAGCGCTCAGCCTGCCGCAGCGCTTGTCGCAGGCACCCACAAGATCAGGCGCGCCGCGCGGGCCTGATCAGAACGAAACGAGACCTCCGGACCATCATGAGACGCTGGATGACCCTTTCCGAAATCGCTTCTGCCCGGCTTCCGGGCCTCCCGGCTTCCGCCTACGGCATGGCGAAGCGGGCCCGCGCAGCGGGTTGGGAGAGACGCGCCGGCATGTCGCGGCCGAGGAAAGCTGCGGGTGGCGGACTGGAGTTCTCGATCGAACTTCTGCCAGCCGAAGCTCGGGCGGAGATCGTCCGCCGCGAAGGCGGCAACATCGAGATCGACGAGAGCACGGTCGCCGCGCTGACGCTCCGGACCGACGATTCCCTCTCCGCCACCGAACGCGAACGCCGCGACGCGCGGCTGCATGTTCTGGCGATGTTCGATGCCTTTCGCCGCGAAAAAGGGCTTACGGTCCGGGATGCGCGCGTCCTTTTTTCGGCTGGTTACACGGCGGGGGCAATGGATACCCCGGAGTGGGTGCGCAATGCCATTTCCAGCTTGTCTTGGCGAACGTTGGAATCATGGCGCGCCATTCTGCGCGATCACGGGGCCGATGCCCTCGGTCTCGATCGGCGCGGGCGCCCCGCGATCCTGGACAAAGCCGCCGACGGCAAGGCCAAGACCGTCGCCCTCGCGGCGATCGCAAAGCAGGAATTCCTGCCCGCGAAGGATCTGGGGGCCTACCTCCAGACCCGGTTCGAAGCCGAGTTGCCGTCCTCGCTCAGCGTTCGGACGGTTCAGCGCGCCCGGGTGCAGCTTGAGGCGCGCAACCGGAACGTGCTGATGAAGCTGCGCGACCCCGACGGATACCGTTCGAAGGTGGAGTTCGCCGCGACGAATGCCACCTTCGCGGCAGGGCTGAACGATCTGTGGGAATTCGATGCCTCCCCGGCCGACGTCATGCTGAAGGGCAAGAAGCGCCATTCCATCTATCTGGCGATCGACGTCTGGTCGCGCCGCACCAAGATCACGGTCACGGAAACGCCGCGGGCGGATGCCGTCGCCGACCTGAACCGCAAGTGCCTGCTCGCGTGGGGCGTTCCTAACCGGATCAAGACCGACCAGGGCAGCGACTTCAAGGCGAAGGCCACCGCCCGCCTGATGACGGCGCTCGGCATCGAACACGAGATCTGCGACGCCTACGACCCGACATCCAAGGGCACGGTCGAGCGCGCGATCGGCACGTTCCAGCATGATCTGGCGATCTGCCCCGGCTTCATCGGCCACAGCGTTGCCGACCGGAAGAAGATCGAAAACCGCAAGGCCTTCTCCCGCCGTCTTGGCATGGACGAAGAGCAGCTCTTCGAGGTCGAGATGGACCTCCCCGAGTTTCAGGCGTGGTGCGACACCTGGACCGATGAAATCTACGGCCAGCGCGCACACGAGGGGCTGCGCCGCTCGACCCCTTTCCTGAAGGCGGCGAGTTGGCAGGGCGACGTGAAGCGTATTTCCCAGCCCGAGGCGCTCAACGTGCTGCTGGCCCCGATCGTCGGCAAGAATGGCATCCGCACCGTGACGAAGAAGGGCATCGCTATCGGTCGCGAGCACTATCAGACCGTTGCGGCATGGCCGGGCGACGAAGTTTTCGTGCGGCAGGACCCGACGGACCTCGGGCGCGCGCTGGTATTCTCGCTCGACGGAGAAACCTACCTTGGCGATGCGATCTGTCCACCGCTGGCAGGGTTGGACCCGGTCGAAGTCGCCATGCGGGTCAAGGCTGCGCAAAAGGCCCATGAAAAGGCGGGCGTGGCCGAACTGCGCAAGGAAATGCGCGCGATCGGGCCGCGGGATTTCATGAACGCGACCCTTGGTCAGGCCCGAAAGAAGGCGGCAACGCTCACCTATCTGGAGCGCCCCGCCGCGCCTTACACCACGCCGGCGATCGAGGCCGCGCAGGAGGCCGTCGAAGCCAGTCGGCCGGATGTCCCCGCCTATACGCCCGAGCAGCGCGCCCAGGTGTCGGCCGCCGTCGTGCCGATGCCGACCAAACGTCCGGCGCCGCAGTCGACTCCGGAACAACGTTTCCGCCGTGCGATCGAGATCGAGGCGCAGATCGAACGCGGCGAGCCGGTGAACATGGACGACGAGGTCTTCCTGCGCGGCTACCGGCCGAGCTCCGAATACAAGGGCTGGCTGCGCGTCTTCGAACAACGAGGCCCGGGCATGTTCGCGGGCTGAAGGGTGCCGCCCGGAGGCTAGACCCCACCCGGGCGGCGAATGTCAACGAGAAGTCAACGAGGAAAGAATGGCAGATATACAGAGTTCAGGCAACGGCATCGCGGCGCTGCGGAATGTCATGTCCATGGTGACGCTGGTGCAGCGTGTCATCGACCGCGCCGAATCCTTGCCAGGCATGGCGACCTATTATGGGCCTTCCGGCTATGGCAAGTCCTCGGCCGCCGCCTATGCGGCAAACGTGTTCAACGCGATCCATATCGAGACGCGCTCGACCTGGACGAAGAAGACCTTCTGCGAGGTGCTGATCCGGGAAATGGGCCTGCCGCCTGCGCGGACGGTCGCGAATATGGTCGAGGAAATCTCGCGCGAGCTGCGCAAGTCGGGGCGGCCGCTGCTGATTGACGAAGCGGATACCGCCGTCGATCGCGGCTTCCTTGAGATGATCCGGGACATCTATGAGATTTCGGACGGTGCGGTGATCCTGATCGGCGAGGAAGACCTCCCGACCAAGCTCACGCGCTCCGAGCGCATACATGGGCGGATGCTCGATTGGGTCGCAGCCGAACCGGCGGTGATCGATGATGTCGATCACCTCTCGCCTTATTACGCCGCAGGGATCGAGATCGACGCGCCTCTGAAGGAGCAGCTCCTCACCGAGTCAGGGCACTCCATCCGGCGGATCTGCGTCAACCTCGCCTCGCTGCGCGAACACGGCCTGACGCATGGTCTGGCGCGCATCACGAAGAAGGACTGGGCCACTTCGGGTCGGCACTTCTTCTCCGGCAAACCGCCGCGCCCCCGGGGGCTGAAATGACCCGGCGCGCGGGCAGCAAGCCCGCTGATGTCGCCCGCGACAATCGACAGGCCGTCTGGGATGCGCTGCGCGAAACAGGCAGCCAATGGCGTACCATTCTGGGTCTGTCTGACCAGTTGCGCATCGCCCGCAAAACCGTTGACGATTACCTGATCGGCCTCGCTGCGGCTGGGTATGTAGAGCGCCGCAATCTGGACGATCGGTATCAGACGGTCGAGGTCCGGCTGATCCGCGATCTCGGGTATCATGCGCCTCGTGTGCGCAAGGACGGTACGCCGGTCACCCAGGGCGCTGGCGTCACCAACATGTGGCGCTCGATGCGGTTGCTGGGCACTTTCAACATCATCGACATCTCAGCACATTCGACGACGCCCTCGGTCTCGGTCGCTCTCGAAACGGCGCAGTCGTATTGCAGCATACTACTGGCAACCGGCTATCTCCGTGTCGTCACCAAGGCAGATCCGGTCAAGGGGCGCAGAGCGGTCTACCGGCTGATCCGGGACGATGGCCCGAAGGCGCCGATGATCCAGCGTGTAAAGCAGGTTTATGACCCGAATACCGGCGCGGTTTACCGGAAGGCAGGTCAGGAATGACGATGCCGATCGATATCGCGCGGGCGTCATGGTCGCCCATGCCGGACTGGATCGAGGTCCTTGCCGACAAATGCGCCGAGATGAGCCAGCGGCAAGTGGCCGAGCGGATCGGCTATTCGGGCGGCATGGTCAGCCAGCTGTTGCGCAATCGCTACCGGGGCAATCTCTCCGCGATCGAGGACGCCGTGCGCGGTGCCTGGATGGGCGCGACCGTCATCTGCCCGGTCATGGGCAGTATCCCGACGGACACCTGTCAGGACTGGCAGCGGAAATCCCGGGATTTCGTTCCCAGCAACCGGCTGCGCGCACGGATGCAGACCGCATGCAGCAAGTGCCCCCGATGCCGGAAGGAAGGTGCATGATGGCCCGCAAGACGCTTGTCGAGCAGATCGACGAAATCCAGTTTTCGGATGCGGCCCTCGATCTGGGCAAACAGCTTTCACGCCATAGCGCGACCGATGAAAAGGGGTGCGTGGTGCTGGCTGCCGCCGCATTGCTGATCGCTGGTCAGTTCCCCGGTCGCACCCGCGCGACCGCCGATGGAGTGGCCAGACTGTGCGGAGAGTTCGGGGAACTCGTGATCCGAATGCACAGCGAGCTTGAGGCGGCCCGTGGTCGGCAGGATGCACCGCAACCCCCGCTGCGCGTCGTCGGCGGTACCGATGTCGGGGGTGCAGCATGATGGACCCGTCCCGCGTCATCGAAGCGGTCTGCGCGTTTCACGAGATCGCCTATGTCGATCTGACCGGCCCCGGCAAGACGCCGCAGATCTGCTGGCCCCGGCACGAGCTGATCCGCCTGCTCAACACCAAAACCACCTGCTCGATCATGGCGATCGGGCGGCTGGTCGGCGGGCGCGACAGCAGCACGGTGCGGGCCAGCCTCAATCAGGTGCAGCGCCGCGTGACCGAGGATCTCGCCTATGCCGAACACTTCTGGCGGCTCGAACGCTTCGTCGCGAGTTATGAGATCAGGCCCTCGGCCGTGACCGCGCTGACCCGCGCCCGCCGCCTGATTGGCAAGGGAGCGAATGACGCCCCCGCCGATGCGGAGGCCTGCGGCATCGCCCTGCTGACCGCCGCGACCATCCTCGGCAGCCCCGAACTATCCGACGCCGAAGCCCGGCGCGCAGCCCTGCTGGCGCTTGGGCAAACCGCCGCCTGACCTACAATTTTCACAGGAAAAACAGACATGACCGCTCTTCCCGACAATTTCGTGTGCCGCCCCGACGGCAGCTACGTCGATATCAACAAACTCGAACCCCGCAAGCAGCTCGCCCATGGTCTTGTGGCCCAGCTGTTCCCGCAGGCGGAGGAGCAATCAGCGCGCCTCGCCGACCTCAAGCGCCTCGCCCTGCGCGAAATGCTCGCCTACCGCCAGATGATGCTTGACGATTACGAGGTTCAGATCGGGGGACCCGGTGGTGGTTTCCAGCTGCGCTCGGTCTGCGGCACCATGATGATCAAGCTAGAGGTGGCCAAACAGACCACCTTCGGCCCCGAGATCGAGGCCGCGAAGGCGCTGATCGACCAGTTCCTCGAAACCAAGCTCGAAGGCTCATCGGTCGAGATCAAGGCGATCATCGAAAAGGTATTTAAGGTCAACCGGAAGGGCCGTCTCGACACCTACGGCATTCTCGGCTTGCAAGAACACAAGTTCGACGACCCGCTTTGGCAGCGCGCGATGAAGGCGATCGAGGACGCGATCATCCGCGACAACGCCACGACCTACATCCGCTTCTATCGCGTCGATCCCGAGCGGAAGGCCGAAACCCTCGTCCCGCTTGATTTGGCGAAAGTGTGAGGGCGTGACCATGAGCAGAGGCTTTTTCATGCTTACGGATGATCGAGATTCCGACCTGCGCCTGAAGGCGTTTTCGGCCAGCTACAAAGGCGGAAAACACGTCATCCGGATCGAGGTGGAGGCGACGAACTCCTACAGTTTCGCTGATGCGATCGAAGGGCTTGAAGGTGTCCAGAAGGGGCAGCGGACACCGGCACCGAAGCCGAAGAAACCCTCGCGCGTCAAACCGCTGGCACTGTCGCCACCGCGCCTCGCGCTGCCAGGGCCAGCGGATGAATGATGTCCGAAAAATGGCGATGCCGACTGTTCTGGGGGAACCCCCATACATCCCCGCCGGATGGAATACCGCGTATCGTCATGGCAATCCTGTGCGATCGACCCCACCCCATCCCCTCCGAGATCACGCAGATGATCAGGCCCGGGACGGATTACCAACCGGGGTCAGGCTGGACCATTGGCTGGGAGCGCATCGATCAGCGCCCGATCCGCCGGTGGAGCCAAGAGGCGCGCGCCCGTGTTCGTCAAAACAACCTCCGTCGCCGGATTGAAAAGAAGTTCCCGCTCTTCGCCGAGGATTTCATTGCCGATGAGCTTTCCCGCCGCCCTCAATATTACGCAGGTTCCAATGACCACCGCCCGTAATCTTCAGCGTATGATCCATGTCGGCTGCAAGCAGCTCGGCCTGGACGATGACACGCGGCGCGACCTTCAGCTCGTCGCGACCGGCAAGGTCAGCATGGCCGACATGTCCGAGGCCGATCTGCAAAAGGTCATTGACGCCCTGAAAAAGCGGGGCTTCAAGACGGGTTTCAAGACCTCTGCCAAGGGCAGGCGCGCCCCGGCGCCGCGTGCGGATCTGCGCTATCTGCATGTCCTCTGGCGCCTCCTTGCCGAGGCCGGGGCTATCCGCGAACCCGGCAGCACCGGCCTCAACGCCTTCATCCGCGCGCGATTCGAGGGCCACTGGTCCTTTGTCCCGATCGATGTCGATGCCCTGCGCGACCCGGCCCAGATCAGCGACGTCACCCGCGCGTTGAAAGACATGTGCCGCCGCGCCGGCATCCCGACCTGACCCCTTTCCCGAGGCCTGCCATGCTGATGACCGATTGGCCCTTTGCGGGCCTCACCCCGATGAAATACGGCGCCATCCTCGCCGATCCGCCCTGGGCATATGTCATGCGCTCGGCAAAGGGCCATACGAAGTCGCCCGAGACGCATTACGCCACGATGTCGGCCGGGGATCTGTGCGCGCTTCCGGTCGCGCAGCTGGCCGGACCGGATTGCCTACTGTTCATGTGGTCCACATGGCCGCACCTGTGCCAGGCGCTCGACCTGCTTGGGGCGTGGGGCTTCACCTATGTCACGGGCGGTTCCTGGCTGAAGCGCACGAAGAACTGGAATGTCGCCTTCGGCACCGGCTATGTGATGCGTTCCGCGACCGAGCCGTTCCTGATCGGCAAGCTGAACCGGCCGGAGATCCGCTCGCGTTCCGAACGCAACGTGATCCTCGCCCCCGAAGTCCCCGACTCGATCGAGGCCATCCGCCGCGAACATTCCCGCAAGCCACCCGAAATGCGGGCGATGATTTCGCGCCTTCTGCCGCAGGCCCATTGCTGCGAGTTGTTTGCCCGCGAGCCGTGGCCCGGTCATGACGTCTGGGGCAACGAAACCGGCAGGTTCGCGGAGGTCGGCACATGAAGGCCGATCCGCGTCCGCCTGCCCATGTCGCGCACTATGTCGAGGCCCTCGGCCGCGACCGCGCCATCCGCTTCCTGCTCGAATTCGGCGGCGCCGAACTCTACATCGCCACGGCGCCGAAGGGACGGTCCCGCCTGTCCGAGGTCATCGGCCTTGACGGTGCCGCGGCGCTGGCCGGGATCGCGCATCTGCTGCCCAAACGGGTGCCGACGGCAAAGCCCTGGATCGCCCAGTGCCTGCGCGTCGATGGCCTGAACGTCGCGGCGATCGCTCGGCTGCTGCACGTCAGCGATGTGTCCGTCCGGAAGTGGCTCAAACGCCTGCCCGCAGGCACCTTCGAAGATCCCCGACAGATGAGGCTTCTGTGATGACGATCGAATTCTTTCTCATGCTCCTCGGCCGCGCCGGCTTTGTGATGGGCATCGCATGGCTGTTGCAGATCTCCGTGATGGCAGCGGCCTTCATGGTCAGCCGCGGTGTCACGGCATCGGCATGGCCCGCGATCTTCTGCGGCGGCGGTGCCGCGCTCGCATGGATCACCGCTTGCGCGTTCTATTTCGGAGCTATCTCATGACCGACCAGATTGAAGATCCGAAAATCACCATGAGGCGCATCGAGGCCCTTGGCACGATGGCTGTCATCAATGCGAACAATAGCGGCGGAGACAACGCGACCGCCGCCGCCGATCTGATGTGCGCGTTTGTCCTGATGGCGATGCACAATGGCGCCGATCCCGATCGGGCGCTTGCCGCGATGTGGGAACATGCCAAGGTTGCCTGCGACGACTGGTGGGGCGCCGAGCGGAGGAAGGTGCAATGACCGACCTCAACACCCAGATGACCCCAGAGGCGATGATGCAGGCGGAGATCGAGAGGCTGACGGCGGAGCGCGACGAGGCGCGAGCGAAAGCCAAGCAGCAACGCAAGGTGATTGCCAAGGTCTATAACCGCGTGTCGGGCGTGGTTATCGATGCCGTCCTTGGTCCCGATCGGGTCCACCTTGGCAGCACCAACGACTTCGATCTGCTGTGCGACCTGAAGGACGAGTGGGACGCTCACAAGATCATGGGCGAGGAAATCATGACCTCCGAGCAGGAGGCCAAGGCCTATAAGACCCGCGCCGAGAAGGCCGAACGCCAACTGGCGGAGCTGCGCGTGCAGATGGCGGCGCTCCGGGAGGCGCTGGAACGGATCCACGATCTGAACCTCACAGCCGTGGACGAGAACGGTCATCGGTGGGCAAACTCCGATCTGATCGAACAGGAGATCGTATCGTCGCGTATGTCGGATGATGCCCTCTCTACGCTTGCCGCCGCAGCGCCGCAGGAGCAGCAATCAGCCGAAACCCATGTCGTCTGGTCGTACGAGCACGCGGCTTGGTGGGGGCCGGATCATCGGGGATACTATACCAGCCTCAGGGGAGCCGGACGCTATACCCGCGAGCAGGCGCTATCGATCTGTATCGGCGCCAGAGGCGGGCGGCGGTATCACGAAAACCCAACCGAAGTCCCGATCTTGCTGGCGGACGCCGAGGTGTTCTGGCCGGACAAATGAGGCGTATCGGGCCTTGATCACCCCCCCCCATACCCCTCCCGAATAGGCCCCTTCGCGGGGCCTTTTTCATGCCTTGAAGTCGCGTTTACAGTCCGTTTTAGCTATGCGTCTCGCGCACGGGTCGCGGTGCAGTATTTCTGTCGTTTTGGTGCAACGTTTTTGACGCGCTACAATTCCGCCATCAACCGGCGCACCACCCGCCACGACGGCTACGCTCTCTCTCAAGCATCGAAAGCGGATCGAGGAGGCTTTCGGCTGGGCAAAGATGGTCGGGGAAATGGCGCAGACGATGTATCGCGGTCTCGATCGGGTCCGCTCGCGCTTCATCTTGGCGATGACCGCCAACAACCTGGCGCGACTGCCCCGCCTGAGGCCAAAGAACGACGGTCCGGAAGGCCCGCAAAGCCTCAAGAACTGTCGAAAACGAAAAATCCTTCCCGTCTGCAAGCTATTTCAGCGGCCTGATAACGAGAGCGAACCTGTGTGAAAGCGCGAGGCGCTACATCACCACGCCGAGTCGCGATCTGTCTATGGTCTGCGCCTTCGTCGGTCTGGACACGAAAGCCGTCATAGACCGGATGAGGGTTCAGATCGGCATTGATGGTGTAACCGCCCCCCGACGGCATCTGTGTGCCAGAGTGGGATCGCAACAATCCACTTTGGGAGGCGGTCATGTCGGAGATTATCACGGTCGGGCTCGATCTGGCGAAGAATGTGTTT